ATGCCAATACTGAAAATGGCCTTGTTGTCGGCAATCGCTGGGCTGCGGTTGAGTCAACAATTTTTGAAGCCGGGTCGATTTATGGCGGAGGCTCTGGTTGGGCATCTTATTATAAAGTCACAGGCATTGGAACGCACACTTGGGGCACGGGTTCAACTGGCACTGAAGCTATGCGTATCGATGTTAACGGTAACACCGGTATTGGTAACACCGCGCCGGCCCATAAATTATCGATAGGTGGCACGCTTGCTGCCGGTAATACAACGATTACTGGCTTTGCGAACGTATCAGTATCCGTTAACACCGCATTACTTTCTGTTGGTACTTCTTTTACTGCAAATACAACGCGAGTTGCTATCGGTACATCGACCGCACTTCAAGCGAACGGCGGCATTGGTACTGCATATCAGATTCTACATTCTAACGGAACATCAGATTATTGGGAAAATCAAGCTTTGCGTTCATCCGGACAGCAAGTTATTGAAACGACACAAACGCTCGGTGTTGCTAATTATGGTTCGAATATTCTTGTGGTAAATGGTGGTATTACGGTTACGCTTCCTACGAGTAGTAGTATACCGTCTGGTATGGGCATTACCATTAAGAATATCTCCGGAGCTAATATCACTATATCTTATGCACACTCGGGGGACGGTCAAACAAATATTCAAAACAATCAATCTGCAATTTGGTTTGCCGATGGCGGCGCGAATACTTTCTGGCGCCAGTATTTCTTATCAACTAACGCATAATAGGAATTGATAATGTCTATCACAACCAATTGGGCAATAACCCAGCTAGACTCCGATAAAGAAATTAATGCTGTATTTAATGTGCACATTAGCTTAACAGCTTCGAATGGGATTAATACTGCAGAGAAGAAGTTCGTGGTGGGGTTTCAATACCAAGCTGGCGACACCTTTATACCTTATGATCAACTCACAGAAGAAATTGTTCTCAGCTGGGTAAAGACGAAGCTAGATGTTGATGTTAAGCGCTTCGAAGATGAAGTGTCTGCAATGCTTATTCAAACTTCTCCAGTAGAGTCAGGTCTACCTTGGTAAAGGTATAAATAGAATAAAATCTGTGGGATAGGGAACCAGATGACACCAAATAATTTCCGCGTCAAAAACGGGTTAACCGTATCGAATGGCGCATCAATAACTGGTAACGTTGTAATTACAAGCGGTGAACTCGTAGTTGGTGGCACTGCGATTAACTCCACCTCGGTAAGTGTCGCGGCGAATAACGCATATACAAATGCAGTCACATACACCGATACTAAGATCGGCACAGCCAACACCGCAATGGCAGCGAATGCCGATGCAGCTTATTCGAATGCGACTATCTTTGCGGCGAATGCTTCGAATGCAAACAATGGCACATTAGCATTTGCTCGATTGCCTTCATTGTTTATCGGAACGACAACGATTCAGTCGACGAGTGCCGCTCAAGCAGTTAGTGGTATTACTACGCTTGCTACTGGTAACACTACGATTACTGGCTTTGCCAATGTTACCTCTGCGCTTGCTGCCGGTAATACAACAATCACCGGCTTTGCGAACGTAACGACAAGCGTTAATAGTGCAATACTGTCGGTTGGTTCTAACTTTATTGCAAATACTACACAAGTTACACTTGCAGCTGGTGTACTATTATCTGCGAATGGTGGAGTAGGTACTGCTGGTCAAGTATTAGCATCGAATGGCGCGACTGGATCTCCGTATTGGGTAACTGCGGTTGGTCCTCAAGGCGCACAAGGCGCAACAGGTCCTCAAGGCGCTCAAGGTACAACTGGCGCTCAAGGTGCACAAGGAGCTACTGGAGCGCAAGGTCCACAAGGTGCAACTGGTGCTCAAGGTGCACAAGGCGCCGAAGGTGCAGCTTCAGTAGTTGCTGGTCCACAAGGTGCAACTGGTGCTCAAGGTGCACAAGGTGCAACTGGTGCACAGGGCGCTCAAGGTTCTGTTGCAACACCTACGGACGATACTACTACTAATGCTACATATTATCCTATCGTTGCAGTTGCAACATCAAATAATACACTTACAACAAGTAGTACTAAACTGTATTATAACCCTTCTACTGGTACTTTAAACGCGACAAACTTTAATTCATTATCAGACGAAACGGTAAAAGAAAATATACAAAAAATACAAGATGCTACTAATTTACTTGACATGGTTAATCCTGTTTCATTTACCTGGAAAGATACTGGCTCATTATCATACGGTGTTATAGCTCAAGAAATTGAAAAAGTATTGCCTACTCTTGTTGCAACAAATCAAGATAACGGACTAAAATCTGTATCATATGATCAATTGATTCCGATTCTAGTACAGGCCATTAAAGAACTCAAGATAGAAATTGAGCACCTAAAAAATAATAAATAAAAAGCTAATCTAGAGGGATTTTATGACTATTAATATACAAGGGAACACAATAATTAAGGACTCAAGGACCTTTATTAATTATGGTCTTGAGCATAGTGCTTTAGGTTCTGTATCAGGTGCCACTACAATTAATTTGTTGAACGGTAATTATTTCTCTGCGACAGTTGCAGGTATCACGACATGGACTTTTTCTAATCCTCTGGCTTCACCGAATGCGTGTGGGTTTGTAATAGAGTTAACAAACGCCGGCGCGTACGCTATCACATGGCCAGCTGCAGTGAAATGGCCTGGCGGTACTGCACCTACTTTAACTACTACGGGAGTAGACGTATTAGTTTTTATTACAGATGATGGTGGAACAACTTGGCGTGGCATTGCAAGTATGGTAGCAAGTGCATAGTAAAATATAATTTTACAGAATAAAATAGGGATAGTGTCAATGCACAGATGGGCATTTGTAGAAGATAATAACATTGTTGAGTTACATTATAATTTACCAATTAGTTGGAGAAATATTAGTGGGCTTCAAAATGCTGAAAACGACCTCGAGTATTTGCTTGCTCTCGGATGGATGCCTATTGATCACGAACATCAATCGTTCGACCCGAATATTTATTGTGTAAAAGACTATATTAATACCGTTGGTTCTGAAAGGGTTGTTCAAACTTTAGAATTAATCGAAGTCACGGCAGTATCATTTGAAATTTTAAAACAAGATTTTATGACGCAATTGAGATATACTAGAGATGAAAAGTTAAAAGACAGTGATTGGACTCAACTTCGAGATTGTAATCTATCAGAAGATAGTAAAAATAATTGGGCTGTTTATCGACAAGCGTTACGTGATTTACCAGAATTTTATAGTATAAACGAAGAACTAGATATTAATAGTGTCGTGTGGCCGGTGCCGGCAGAAGCCGGTTAGTTTTAATTTAGGTTTATCTTAAAGGATAAAACGTGCTTCTTATAGAAAATCTTTTAATGAAAGGAGCAGCTGGCGGAGCGGCGGCCGCCGATCCGGCTCAGCCATTCATTAACACATGGGGGAGTAATAGTCGTGGCCAGCTTGGTGATGGAACAACAGCAAGCAGATCATCTCCAGTACAAATAGGAACTAGCTCGTGGACTTTCGTCTCTGCCGGTAGATATCATTCTGCGGCTATTCGTTCTGATGGCGGATTATTTACGTGGGGGTATAATAATCGTGGACAGCTTGGCCAAGGAACAACAACAAGCAGATCATCCCCTGTTCAAGTAGGTTCGAGTTCTTGGACTGCTGTATCCGTTGGACAGAATCATACCCTTGCTATTCGTTCTGATGGCGGATTATTTTCGTGGGGGTATCAGCGCCATGGCCGGCTTGGTCAGGGTACTACGGGGTATAGCGGCATTTCATCGCCTGTACAAATCGGTTCGAGCTCTTGGACCGCGGTGGCTGCAGGTATCTCACATTCTGCGGCTATTCGTTCTGATGGCGGATTATTTACGTGGGGGTATAATCTTCAAGGACGACTCGGCCAAGGAACAACAATAAGTAGATCATCCCCTGTCCAAGTAGGTTCGAGCTCTTGGACTGCGGTGGCTGCAGGCTCCCAAAATACCGCGGCTATTCGCTCTGATGGGGCCTTGTTTACATGGGGGTATAATGGTGGAGGTCGTCTTGGTGATGGAACAGTAATAAGCAGATCATCTCCGGTACAAATAGGCTCTAGTTCTTGGACTGCTGTGTCCGTTGGCCCGAGTATTATTGCTGCTATTCGTTTAGGAGGTTCTTTATTTACATGGGGGTTAAATACCACTAATCAACTCGGTGACACTGTTAGTTTAGGTTCCACGTTTAGTTGGTCATCTATATCATCCGGATACCGGCACACTGCGGCTATTCGTTCTGATGGACTCTTGTTTACATGGGGATATCAGACCGCTGGTAGAGCTCCACTTGGTGATGGAACAATAATAGGTAGATCATCTCCAGTACAAATAGGAACTAGCTCGTGGACTGCCGTCTCGGCCGGTGCCCATAACACGATAGCTATTCGTTCTGACGGTGGATTGTTTGCATGGGGTTATAATACCAATGGCGCAGTTGGTGATGGAACAACAGTCGCCAAATCCTCTCCTGTCCAAATCGGTTCGAGCTCTTGGACCGCGGTGGCTGCAGGAACATTCCATAACGCCGCTATTCGTTTAGGCGGTTCCTTATTTACATGGGGGAACAATGGTAGTGGTCGTCTTGGCGATGGAACATTTACTAATCGATCATCTCCAGTACAAATAGGTTCGAGTTCTTGGACTGTTGTTTCCGCCGGCATTGCCCATACTGCGGCTATTCGCTCTGATGGGGCCTTGTTTACATGGGGGTCAAGTACCGCAGGTGAACTTGGTCGTCTAATGAATTTAGGTCCGGCGTTTAGTTGGACAGCTGTGTCTGCTAGTTCTGCTCATACGGCAGCTATTCGTTCTGATGGCGGATTATTCACATGGGGGTATAATAATAACGGTCAGCTTGGTGATGGAACAGTAATAAATAAATCATCTCCAGTTCAAATAGGTTCGAGTTCTTGGACTGCTGTGTCTGTTGGATCGCGACATACTACAGCTATTCGTTTAGGAGGCTCTTTATTTATATGGGGGCGAAATAATGAAGGCCAATTGGGTGATACACCAGACAACATATCTAAATCATCTCCAGTCCAAATAGGTTCGAGCTCTTGGACCGCGGTGGCTGCAGGCGGTAGTCATACGGCAGCTATTCGTTCTGACGGTGGCCTGTTCGTACAGGGATTAAATAATGTTGGCCAACTTGGTGATGGAACGCTGGTCTCGAGATCATCCCTTGTCCAAATCGGTTCGAGTTCTTGGACAGCTGTCACAGCTGGTGCTAGTCATACGGCAGCTATTCGTTCGGATGGTGGATTGTTTACATGGGGGTTAAATACTAACGGCCAGCTTGGCATTGGCTTAACTACGCTTATTCCCAATTCCTGGACTGCGGTGGCTGCTGGTGCTACTCACGTTGTCGCTATTCGTTCTGATGGGGCTTTGTTTGCATGGGGCTATCAGCAATACGGACAACTCGGCACCGGTTCTCGGTCATATTCTGGTATTTCATCGCCTGTCCAAATTGGTTCGAGCTCTTGGACCGCTGTCGCAGCTGGATTGAATCATAATGCTGCTATTCGTTCGGATGGTAAATTATTTACGTGGGGGCAAGGCACCTCCGGTCGACTTGGTGATGGATTCACAGCAAGCAGATCATCTCCAGTACAAATTGGCACGGATTCCTGGACTCGCGTCGCATGCGGATCCCTTCATACGATGGCTATTCGTTCTGATGGCGGATTGTTTACATGGGGTTTTGGCAATTATGGTCGTCTTGGAGATGGAACAACAACAAGCAGATCATCTCCAGTACAAATAGGCTCTAGCTCTTGGACTGCGGTGGCTGGAGGCAACTTTCACACTCTTGCTATTCGTTCGGACGGTGGATTGTTTGCGTGGGGAAGTGACAATTTCGGCCAGCTTGGTCGAGGAGTATATCCTAACACAAATCAATCATCCCCAGTCCAAATTGGTTCGAGCTCCTGGACTGCAGTCGCGGCTGGCGCTCTTGGTCTACATTCTGCAGCTATTCGTTTAGATGGTGGCTTGTTTACATGGGGGAGTGGCACGGATGGTCGTCTTGGTGATGGAACGACAGTAGCTAAATCATCTCCAGTACAAATAGGTTCGAGTTCTTGGACTGCTGTGTCCGCTGCTCAAAGACATACGGCTGCTATTCGCTTAGGAGGTTCTTTATTTACATGGGGTTATAACGGCTATGGCGGTCGTCTTGGTGATGGAACTGTAATCAGCAGATCATCCCCAGTCCAAGTCGGCTCGAGTTCTTGGAATTTGGTGTCTACTGGTTATCGGGGCACTGCAGCTACAAGTAGTACCAATTTGCTATATGCATGGGGGTATAATAGTCGTGGCCAGCTTGGTGATGGAACAACAACAAGCAGATCATCTCCGGTATTAATCGGAGGAGGAGCTCCGGTTTTACGCGACGCTAACTCACCAGTACAAGTTGGCGCAAATTCTTGGACTGTGATAGACGCTAGCACATTCCATACCGCAGCTATTCGTTCGGATGGTGGCTTGTTTACATGGGGTAGAGGTACTTATGGAGTGATTGGAGATGGCGCATCTATTAACAGATCATCTCCAGTACAAATAGGTTCGAGCTCTTGGACTGCTGTAGCTACTGGAAGTGACTTTACTGCGGCTATTCGTTCGGATGGTGGCTTGTTTACATGGGGAGCAACTGGTCAAGGCCAGCTTGGAGACGGAAGCAGCTCCGCCTTCAGATCATCCCCTGTCCAAATAGGCTCGACCTCTTGGATTGCGGTGGCTGCAGGACCTGGCGGTGTCCATGCTGGAGCTATTCGTTCAGATAACATATTATTTACATGGGGTTCTAACGGCTATGGTCGACTTGGTTATGGAACGACAACATTTAGATCATCTCCAGTACAAATTGGCGGAGTGGAAGGAAATTTCTTTGCTACATCGCCTGTACAACTTGGTTCGAGCTCTTGGACAGCAGTAGATGCTGGCGGTAGTCATACGGCAGCTATTCGTTCTGACGGTGCCTTGTTTACATGGGGGCTTAATTTTCATGGTCAACTTGGTGATGGAACAATAATAAGTAGATCATCTCCAGTACAAATAGGCTCTAGCTCTTGGACTGCAGTTGATATCGGTAGATCACACACGGCTGCTATTCGCCTAGGAGGTTCTTTATTTGCATGGGGAGTAAACCCCGGCGGCCAGCTTGGTGATGGAACAACAATAAATAGATCATCTCCAGTACAAATAGGATCTAACTCTTGGGCGGCCATCTCGCTTGGCGGGTCCCATACTGCCGGTATAAGTAGCAATTTGTTATATACTTGGGGGTTAGGCACTTCCGATGGTCGACTCGGTATTGGTTTAATACAAAATGCATCATCCCCAACATTGATAGGAAATAATCTAGTTGGTGCATTTTCTAGGAGTTCCCCTGTGCAAATTGGCACAAGTACATGGACAGCAGTGTCTGTCGGGTTTTCTCATGTTGGAGCTATTAGTTCAACAGCCCGTTTATACATGTGGGGTGGCAGTGGGAGCGGTCAATTAGGCCAAAATAATAACTCAACTAGTTTAACACCCGTACAAGTCGGAACAAGATCATTCACGCTATTAAGTGCGAGCGGATATCACAATATAGTCAGATAAAAAGAGGTAAATATATATGCATTTGATTGATCAACAACTTAATTTAATGATCCGTGGTTATTTTGATGACGCCTGGAAAATCTCAGAAGAATTGCAACAAGTTCTACCTGACGATCCTCGAGCGAAATTTAATAGGGGCTGGCATTTAATTCATCAAGGTAAACTAGTAGAAGGATTCAAGCTGCTCGAGTATGGCAGAGCCTTAAGTGTTTATGGAAGTCCTAAAATTAATACAACAAAACCTATTTGGGATCAAAGCGATTTGAATCAAAAGGTTGTAATTATTAATATGGAAGCTGGGTATGGGGATAATATAATTTATGCCCGATATGCGACAGAAGTCTGGAGAAGAGGCGGCAAATGTATTCTTTGCTGCGACGAAACCCTTCATTCGTTGTTTATGAGAATACCCGGTGTTTCGGAATGTATTACTTTAAATCAAGTATCCCACACCTATCATGATTTTTGGATACCATCGTTTAGCTGTAGCTGGTTATTCGATCATACCTTTGAAACTTTACCAAACGATCCATATATTTTCGCGCGTAACGAGAGTGTACAAGTATGGAAAAATATGTTCAATACAAAGAAAAAATTTAAGGTAGGTATTCGTTGGAGTGGTAACCCACAATTTGAACATCAGCAGTTTAGAATTTTCCCTCCTGAAAAGTTAATTAATCTTTATAAAGATAATCCACATGTACAGTTTTATTCACTGCAAAGAGATAGTGACCTTTTAGAACTACCAGAAGAAATTGCTGATTTAAATCACTTTTTAATTTCATGGGAAGACACTGCTGCTTGTATTGAAAATCTTGATCTTGTTATTACTTCTTGTACTAGCATTGCTCATTTGGCATCTGCAATGGGCAAACCCACCTGGGTGATTGTACCCCTACTGCCTTATCATATCTGGGCATATGGTGGCGATCATTCTCCATGGTACAGCACCAACACAAGAGTCTTAAGACAGAAAAAATTCGGAGAGTGGGATGATCTCTTTGAAATATTAAAACAAGACCTCGAAAATCATTTTAAACCTAGTATAAATACAACAGAAGTTGAAGACATTGACAATACTATGTAATCTTTGAAAGGACTATTATGAAAACCCTAAACTTTATTGCTGGTCTCCCGAGATCAGGTTCAACCTTAATTACCAACATTCTAAAACAAAACCCCGAAGTTTATTCAGAGGCTGTCAGCTCTCTTTCAGCAGTCATAGGCAGCGTCAATTTGAACTGGGAAGGATTAGAACCTAACATTGAATACCCCAACTATGAAGCCAAGCGAGGAGTTCTCAAGTCTATACTTGAGGGCTATTATAATCATATTGATAAGCCCATTATTTTCGACAAAGATCGCGGCTGGGTTTCTTTGATACCTATCGTCGAAGAGGTACTTCAAAAGCAAGTTAAGATTCTGATATGTGTACGCAGTCCTGCAGAAATTATCACATCCTTCGAACGCCTAAGAGTAAATAATCCATTGTTTTCTACAAACGTAGATCGCAGTATGGGTCCATCTTCACGTATAGCTAACAGGGCAATGTTTTACGCCGGGCCCGATGGTCCATTAGGTCTTGCCCATAGTTCTATTAAAGATGCAATAACGATGGGATATCTCGATAGATTCTTGTTTGTCGACTATAATCGTTTCTGCGGTAATCCTAAAAGCCAAACACAAAGAATTTATGACTTCTTTGAATTGCCTGAGTTTGAACACAATTTTAAGAAAATTGAACAACATGAAGTTTATAATGACCATGCTGTTGGATTGCCAAATTTACACAAAATTAAACCTGAGATTTCGAAGACATCTGTAAACTGTGTCAAATACATAGGGCTCGATCTTTTTGATCAATATAATCGTGAAATTTTTTGGAATGCTTGGATTTAAGAATGTACTCTTTATATAAGAGCTATAATAGAGATGTATTTAATACATACATCATACACCTACCTATGCATCGCAAATCACTCGAAATGGCAGAAAGATGTCTTCAGACATGCAATAGTATTGGTCAAAAAGCTGAACTCTTTGAAGGTTTTGATGGCACAGATGGAGATAAAGAGAATATTAAAATTCCTGTTTCTTTAAAAAACCAAAGCTGGTTAAAATGGTTGAAAGTAACAGATCATTTCCAAAGTGCATCCGAAATTGCTGTTAGCTTAAGTCATATCGCCTTATGGGTGAAGTGTATGGAAGTCGACGCACCGATAGTTATTTTAGAACATGATGCTGTAATGGTAAAGCCATATAAAATACACAAATATTATAATGCTATATCATATCTAGGTTCAAAAGAACAACTGAGTGTTGATTCATTGCCTACAATCCCGGCACACAGTTCAATCAATAAGAATTGGAATTTTATAAATCGAGCGCATGCATACTGCATCGATCCGTCGACTGCAAATAAACTTTTTACAAATGTTTTAGAAAGAGGTATCTTTGAGTCTGCGGATGTGATGATTATGTGTGATAGTGTAGCTATAATCCAAGATGGATTTTATGCTTTCGATAAGGACGATGGATTTACTACGCAACGCCAGCGTAAAGGTATCAATGATCATAGATCTATGGAGAATGAATAATGAAAGTGGAATCTACAAAATTAAATATTGGATGCGGCTATCGCAAACTCAACGATCACTGGAATGTTGATTCAGAAAGCAAATGCAATCCCGATCAGGTTATGGATCTTGAAATAACACCTTGGCCATACGAAGACGACAGTTTCGAAAGAATTAGTGCCCACCATATATTGGAACATCTTGGTCAAGATCCTAAAGTTTTTCTTAATATTTTAAAAGAAATGTACAGAGTTAGTTCTGATGGTGCAGAGTGGCACGTCGAAGTACCGCACCATCGTTGCGACATTGCATGGGATGATTTTACTCATGTAAGAATGATAACAGCAAAAACGTTTAAGATGTTTGATCAAAAACATAACTATGAAATCATCGAAAGAGGTTTTGGAGAAAGCACATTCGGTATTCATAACGATATGGATTTAGAAATCGTCGATGTAAATTATGACATAGTATCGTTCTGGCAACAACAATTAAATGACGGAATGCTTGGTAGCTCGGAATTAAACATTAAACTTAATACGTTGAATAACGTCGCCGAAACAGTAAGTATTTTTATTAAGGTTCATAAACCAGGAAGATTTCAACACCTAATTAAATAGTATTGAGATACTGCTCAATCGTAATAGCGCTAGTGAATGGTGTGTTTGCACAAGTATAGAACTGATACTTTCCATGAAGATGTTCAGGAAAAGGAATCACTTCAATTGAAGCATTGTACTTTTCTGCAATCAATTTAGCAACCTGAGAGAACTTGACCGTTTTGCATGTACCACAGTCGTAGATGCCAGATGATCGGTTCTCTTGCTGCATGATTTTGCATACGTCACCTACCCAGATAAAATCTCTCTCGCCGTCGCCAAGCGAATCGAATATCTTGATATTTCCCGTTTGCTGAGCTTGTTTTGTAAACTGTGTAATCGGACTGGCTTGATTGCCTTTGTGATCCTCGTTCTCGCCATATACATTAAAAAATCTATATCCATGCACACTCTTAAAATCGTGTATATGATCTTGAACCCACATGTCTACGGTGAGTTTCGAGATGGCATAATAGTTTAAGGGACCGGAACCGTTACCGTAAATAGATGCAGATGATGCATACGAGACTGGAATCTGATGTTCGATGCACCACTCAAACAACTCGATCGAATAGACTACATTATGTTCGTGTAATAGGTCTAGGTTGTCACACGTAGTATCTGAGATAGCTCCCATATGGTATACGCGAGTGACGTCTTCAGGATTCAATCTAAAATAGTTATATCTGTTATTGATGTCTAGACAGACTACATCATCGAGTCTCGAAATTAAATTCTTACCGATGAATCCTTCACTACCTGTTACAATAATCATTTTTGTGAATCCCCGGGTAATACTCTGTAATTGTCTTCCACAGAATCTGGAGTAGATACTTCTAGAATCGTGCCGGCTTTCACACAGATAACACGGTGCGGTTCTAATGGAAGGTTGGTATATGATATACCTTCAGTCATGGTGAACGTTATCTTACTCGCATCGTAAGTGTTAATTACTTCTACTGTAAATTCACCTTTTAGTACATACCAACTTTCAGTTTTTTTAGCGTGAAAGTGCATTGAGAACTGCGCACCCTCATCAAAGTGCATGAACTTCGAACAATACAAGTCATTGGATATCCATATATCCTCAGAACCCCATCCTTTTTCTACTTTACCCGTCAATCTAGTCATTTAATTTGCTCACAATGTTAGTTGTAGAATAATCCTTGACATAAGGAAGGACAATGACTTCTGCTAAATCGTTGCCAACAATAGTCTCTGGAGTATAGTCTCCGCCTTTGGTAATGATGTCTGGTTTAATCTTTTTTATTAATTCATATGGTGTATCTTCATCGAAGATAATAACTTCGTCAACATACTTTAAACTCTCAAGAAGAGTCTTTCGATCTTCCTCGTTATTTATGGGTCGAGACTCTCCTTTAAGTCGTTTAATCGAGGCATCAGAGTTTAAACCTACTATTAATTTATCACCTAATTTTTTAGATCTTTCTAAATACTCAATATGACCACGGTGCAAAATATCAAAACATCCGTTGGTAAATATGATTTTGGACTCTACATCCTCAACCTTTAAAACATATGTGCCGGCATACTGAACAGACTTGGTAGCACCCTTAGTTGCAACATCTACACACCTCTGATAGTCGTATCCTTTGACAAGGCCGTAGACAAATGCTGACAAGAAACAGTCGCCGGCTCCTGTTACATCAACTACCTCGCCTTCTTCTACATCAGAAAAATATGATTTGTCATCGATGGTAAGAACATTGGTAGTATGTGTAGTGAAAAGTGTATTACCGTCCCACGATTCGAATCCAAGACTGCGAGATTCTATATCGTTCGGCTTTATAAGCCACGCGCCTTTGTAATGATTGCAATTTCTTTTAGGATCTACGATGACTTTACAACCAACAGCATTAGCCATCTTAATGATCTCAGGTGCAAAGTCTAGTGCGCCTTTATGATAATCACTTAGGATACAATATTCATATTGGCTAAAGTCTAGATTTTGTGCTTTTTGCAATACTTGTTTAGCTGTATCTTGATACAGAAATGGATTTTCATCATCTAGCCGGCAAATGGTATGGCCATCACTGATAATACGAATTTTTGTTGATTTTAACTTGTCGTCATAATCTAATAGATCAGCATCCAAACCTAGACTTACTAAATTCTCCCAAACAAGGCCTGCGCCACCTAATGAGGTTGTAGAACCAGTCTTACGGACAAGAGGAATAGGTCCTTCTGGATTTAGTCTTTCAGTTGTGCCGTAGTAGTAAAGATCGTGAATGATATCACCAATAACACAGATTTTCATACATCCTCACAGACATTTATATAGTGAATTGAATTAAGCCCACTTCGTTCCGTACTTCGAACTATATTTTGTTTCAGAATCGTATATAGCGAAATCTTCGTAGCGAGGATCTCCAGGTTCTGCTCTCTTGCCGATGCTATACTCACCGATATGATTCACGATGTTATGGCCTTCTGCGGTCTTCAACTTACATGTCTGCATACCAAGTTGTTGCAATGATTTGGCGACAACATACTCGCTCAAGTTCTTCTCGCCTACTGATTCGGCATGAGGAAGATCTACGATTGATCGAGAAAATATACTTGACAAACTCCAGAAATATGCCTCAGAAAGCTCACCTCGATATTTCCCAAGAGTCACATCGGTTTCATAAGCCTGCGTTTCTTCTTCAAAATCATACCATTTTTGGCGTGTCAAACATACCTGAGAAATATTCTTATGATCGTCAAGAATCTGAATCATATCGAGCAGTTTAATCGGATGATTGAATGTGACGTCATCCTCTGACAGATACACATAATCATAATTTCGTTCTCTTAGGATTTCGAAGGTTTTATTCCATACGTATGGCAAACCCATATTTTGTTGATGCAAGAAGATCTCAGTAAAGCCAAAATTCTTGGCTAACTGAAACATCGTGCCATCATGACGACCTTTTGGCATATCATCGAAAAAGATGCCTTCAACTTCACATCCTTCAAAATCTAACATCGCCCGCTGAGATTTCAATGTAGGAATCAAATACTCGAGTCGATTCGTCGACCATATCACTTTACAAACTTTCATCGCACATACTCCGTATCAAAGAAGAACGTCTGGAAAAGACGACCATCATATAAGTCTTTACCAAAATAATCTAAACTGGCATGGAAAAGATCACCGCTATAAAGAATCAATCGATTGTATTTGTTGCCTACGATATCGACTTTATCCCACTTAGTGTAATCATATGCCTCGTGTTCGTTTTTTGGAGCTCGGTACTCTCCAGTTTCCTTGTGTCGAAACATTCCTGTGCCAGCAGTATGCGGTGCATCTGGTGACAAGTAACATACGCCAGCCCACATACTCGTATGATCGCAATGGATCCACGTTCTATCCATTGCTGTTGCGTATTGAAAAGCGCCGGTATATCCTGAATCTTCGTGCCAATTGGTAATCTTTCCAATTGGATTCATCCAATGCTGAATGCAATCCTTAACATCTTGTGTCAAGAAAGAAGGTGTTCGTTTTCCTGGATAGTTGCCAATGACACCAAAGTCTTGAGTCAAAGCAAAGGCTCTGACAGCATCAGGATTAATATAGAAGTTATCGATAATCATTAAGTCAAGATTCATTGTATATCTACCTTTTCACTGCTTTCATTGCCGTATTTATGTTGTTATAAATACTAAGTTAGAAAAGAATATTCTTATAAAAGACATAAAGTCATTCTAACACATTTCTCTGTTGTTGTACACCAAAAAGTGATACAATAAGCATATTATAAATAGAAATAAACGAGGAATACGATGGCAACTCCTACTACAAAAGCAACATTTAAAGAGTATTGCCTTCGAAAGCTCGGCAAACCAGTCATTGAGATTAACGTCGACGATGATCAGGTCGATGATCGTATCGACGAAGCGATTCGTTACTGGTATGACTATCACTTTGATGGTTCAGAAAAAATATACTATAAGCATGCGATCACAGATACTGATGTCACAAACAAGTATATTACTCTTCCAGAAAATATCATCGGAGCAGTCAGCATCTTCTCGATGGGAGATCCTTCGATAAGCTCTGACGATCTTTTTAATATTCGTTATCAGATAGCTTTGAATGATATTTATACCTTGACAAATGTATCTCTCGTTCCTTACTATATGGTCATGGAACATCTTGCACTTATGACAGAGCTTTTAGTCGGCAAACAACCGATTCGATATTCACGACATAAAGATCGTCTACATATCGATATGGACTGGAACACAGTTGCCGTCGGCTCATTCTTACTTGTAGAAGCTTACGAAGTCGTTGATCCAGAAACTTATACGGATGCATATAACGATCGTTGGCTTCAAAACTATGCCACGACTCTCATTAAAGAACAATGGGGTTCGAATCTTACGAAGTTTACTGGCATGACTTTACCAGGTGGAGTACAGTTTAATGGAGAGAAAATATATAATGACGCGGTAGATGCAAGAACTAAGATGGAACAAGAAATGATTTCATCTTATTCCCTTCCGGTTCTTGATATGATAGGTTAACTCTGTGACAACCAATTTCTATTTCAACAACTTTACAAATAGTCAAGAGCAAATCTTAATTGAAGATTTGGTTCTTGAGTCGATTAAGATATATGGTCACGATGTCTTCTATTGCCCACGTACAATTATAGAAAAAGATGAAATATTCGGCGAAGATGCTATGTCAGCATATAACAGTAATTATTTAATTGACATGTATATTCGTAGTTATGAAAGTTACGAAGGTGACGGCCAGTTCTTGTCAAAGTTTGGTCTTGAAATCAGAGATCAAGTCACATTTACAGTATCAGTTCGCAACTTTGCGGATGAAATCGGCAATCTTGAGATGATTGATCGGCCCCAAGAAGGAGATTTGATTTATCTTCCAATGGCAGATCGTTTAATGTATGTGAAATATGTCAATAAAACTCCTGTTTTTTATCAGATGGGTGCCATTCAGATGTATGATCTTGTTTGTGAGATGTTTGAATATAGCGGTGAGCAATTGAATACTGGAATCAAGGCTATCGATGATATCGAAAGAGATCTTAGCTTGGCTCTCGATGTATATGGAATCACGACTACCGATGGATTTCTTTTGGTTACACAAGAAGGAGATGCTATCATACAAGGTAGTTATAATTTTGTTACACAAGCCGGAGATTCTTTCGAAGATAATACAGAATTCGAAACAGAAGGCGATAATATCCTTGACTGGACGCAAGTTGATCCGTTTAGCGAAGGACAAGTATAATGTTTGGAAGAACATGGAATCATGACAGTCTAAGAAAATACATTATCGTATTTGGCACCGTCTTTAACGATATCTACATCAATCGTTTGAGCGCAACTAACGAAGTACTTCAGACTTTAAAAGTTCCTCTCACATACGGACCAAAAGAAAAAGTTCTTGCGAGGCTTGATCAGAATCCAGAAATGTTAAATCAAGTTGGTATTGTTCTTCCTCGTATTTCTTTCGAGATGACAACATTAGAATATGATTCTACTCGTAAGTTAAATACGCTGAATAAACTGACCAAGCAATCTGCTACCGCTGGCACAGATGACGAAGTTAAGTATCAGTACCAACCAGTTCCTTATGATATGCAATTCGAGATGAATATCTTAGTCAAAAATGCAGAAGATGGCACAAGAATTGTAGAACAGATTGTACCATATTTTACACCAGATTTTACTGTAAGTGTAAACGTTGTACCAGACGTAGATGGACCACGAGACATTCCTATCATTTTGAATAGCATTACTTCTCGAGATGAATATGAAGGTAGCTTTGAGCAAAGAAGAGTTTTAATATGGACTCTTAGCTTTACGCTGAAGGGTTACTTATACGGACCTACAAAGAAATCAAAATTAATTAAACTCGCAGAAACAACCTTTAGACTTCCTGAAGATGTTGCAACAGGTAATACAACCAATACATCAAATACGATCGTAGTCGCTTCTCGCCCTGGACTTACGGCGAATGGAGTTGCTACGAGTAATGCGGCTGCAAGTATTGCTTATGATGAAATTATAAGTACAGATGACTATGGCTTTATCAATACAATTACTGAGAATATCTAATGAGCAATGAACTTGATAAATTTTTAAACATCGCCG